GTCACTAAATCCTGTGTTTATACCTACCGTTACTTTCTTAGTTGTACTATTAAAGGTTATAGTATTAATTCCCACTCCATTAGAATTATGAATCGGTATAATTGTTGGTAAAACATTATACATTCCATAGGTATTCTGAAATATCTTAACTTGAGGATTTCCTATCTGATATACTAATGATACATCATCAACTTGCTTTCCAGTAAATCCATCCAAAACAACTAGACTTGGATCAGTAAGATAATTCTTACCACCAGAACTAATACCAATACTCTTAAAGGAATTAAGAGGTTTAATTTGAAGAATTTCAGGAAGATTAAGAGAAGGACTTAAAGTATTATCAGATGGATAGTCAAATCCAATATTATTAATAGTATCTTTTTCAATTATTCCAATAGATTTACTACTAACATCCAATAGGGCATCTTTACCATAAGAAGAAGAAACTGTAGTAATTCCAGGAGCTAATTTATAATTTCTTCCACCATTAAGAACTTCTATGCTTTCAATTGCACCATAAGCAGTAGTAGATTTAGTTGTATAATAAAGATTTGCTGTACCTGGTGCATAAGAACTTGCTTCTGGATATTTTGTTAAATTATAAATGACAGTAGTTGTACCCAGACCTACTACCCTATGAGTTCCTGAATATACACTATCAATTAAATTAATTTGATTGTTATTATAAACATCTTTATCTACTATTATTTCTTTTTTAATATCCGCAATATTGTCACTATCTACTGGTTCTAATTTATAATAAAGATTATTAGGAATAAAATCATTTAAGAATAATTTAACATTAGCAGATGCACCAATTCCAGTCTCTCCTGTTCGGACAACTTCAAAATCATCTGTTTTTCCGGTAGCATCAAATTCATAATTAAAATCAGGATCTCTGTAAAAATTAAGAGAGAAAGCTGAATAAGATGTTACTCCAACTATAGATGCTAATGAAGAATCACTTACGTCAAATTTAACAATTTTATTTTTATAAACATTAAGTTCTGGATTAATTAAAGATATTGTTCCTGCTGTCGCACTTGTAATATTAATATAATTAGGATCTTTTAGAAATAAATCATACTTAGTGGCACAAAGCCTTATCTTATCTTTTGTATAATATGAAATATAGTAAATAGATTCATTTGTTAATCCCCCAGCAGGTGAAGATGCAGTATAGATTACCTTATCGCCAGTACGTAATCCATGATCTGAAATAGTAATAGTACTCTCAGAAGTAGAAACATTCCCTGCAACAAATGTAGATGGATTGAATAAAGCTCTTCTATTATCATCATCATATTTAACAGTTATTGTTTCTTCATTTTTAGGAATACAATTAAAGTTAATATTATCACCCAATGAAAGTCCATGGGTGGATCCAAGAGATGTAAGTACAGTAACAATATTTTGATTTATTTCTCCACTTATAATAGTGCGTTTAGTAGTAAAACTATGATAAGAACCAGTACCAAAATTCCTAAAGAATAAAAGACCATCATTAGTAGTTGATCCAATACCAACATATGTTCCTGTAGTTCCTAAACCAACTTTAACTGTCGATATTCCAACAAAATTCTGAGAAATGTTAGCAACATATAAATCTTGAGTTTGAGGTAATGCGAATTTAGTCCCGTTTAAAAGAACATTAATTTCAGTTCCTCCATGTGATGAGTAAGTAACCTTTTCACCTGTTTTTAAACCATGATTTGGTAGATAGATTTGTTGATAAGGAACAAATACTTGAGTTGCTCCTAACCCAGGCATTGAGAACACAGCAGTAGATCCCAATCCTGCTATTGCAGAAGTTCCCACCCCAACTGATTCATTAGGATCAAAATAAATTTCTCTATTAGGAAGATAACTGTAATCTGTTTTGAATCCGGTATTGACAGTAAATTTACGTGGATTTTCTTTAAGAATAATAGATGCACTATATGCAAACCCAACTGTCCCATCAATAGCTCTTAAAACTTTAATTCTTCTTCCAGATTTATCAATATTAAGAACTTTAACCTTTTCAGTATTTCCTATTCCTAGAATATCATTTTCTCTAATATAAGGATAATCTAAAAATCCTGTAGTATAGATGTAAGTAGTTAATCCTGTTACATTAGTACTTCCAATTCCTAAAGTAGTTACAAAATTATCTGTTCTTACCCCTATATTATAAGATCCTTGAAGATTTGCATAATAGGAACTAATACCAGAAATTGTTATTATCTCCGCATCCTTTAATCCGTGTGGAGCAGTAGTGAATCCAACAATATTTCCAACAGCATCTATTGTTCCAAACTCCACATTAGAATATGAAGTAGTAGCAACACTTAAAGAAGAAAGTTCTGGACTATAAACTCTCTTAACTTTAGCAGCAGCATTACTTCCATCTGTAAGAGCATTATCAAATAAAACCCTATCATTTACATTATAATTTTTACCACCAGTTACAACTCCTACTGACTCTACACTTCCGTTAGAAACTTGATCAATATTTACTGTTTGTTCTCTAAGTTTATTTGGATTAAAAACAAAATCATATTCACTATTAGATCCCTTCAATCTATAATCCAGAGTATTTCTAAACCATGGAGAATTATTTAAATCATAGTCTTCTTGATTTGATTCTATACTAAAGTTAAAAGAATTTGGTTGAGAGTAAAAACTTGTTCCAATAACATAAGGAAACTCAGGTTGGAAGAATCCTTCAAAAGATCCATCAGTTTCTGTAGCATTATTATTAATGGTTGTAAAATATGCATAAACTCCTTTAGGAAAATCTGGGGTCACACAATATCTACCGTTATGTTCATCAAGATCGCCTACATCTTTAAAAGCATAATCTTCATTAAAGAAACCGCTAGGGAAATTAGTTTCAGGAGGACGGGTTGCGTTCGTAATCACCTTGTATCCTGTCTTCAGTGCCCTTACAGTGCCTCCTTCTGGAGTTGTATACCCATATGGACCATATATGGGGTTTCCGTCATATGCCCACCCTATAATTGGGGAATGCTCTTCAGAAGGTTGTTCTTTATTTCCAAATATTTTTAAATCAGGATTTCCATATTGTATTCCCCCTTCAGAATTCCTTGTAAATACTTCCTCTCTTAATTCACGAGGAGCATACATGTGACAATATTGTAATCCATAATTATCTCTATCCGATTCATCAATAATACCATCATCAGGAGTTATTGTATTCAAATATTTTTTAAATAAGTTTACTGTCCAATTTTCAAGATTACCTCTCAACCTACAATCAGAACCAGCACCAGTTATTGTAAGAGTAGTAGTGTCATCATATTCTATTCCACCATTTATAACTTTTATTTCTTTTAATTGTCCACTTTCAATAATAGGAGTTAGTTTTGCATAATTCCCTGTTCCATTAATTTCCAAGTCTGGTGGCGTGTTATACCCAGAACCTCCTCTAGTAACTAAAACCTCAATTATTTTTCCATTATTAACAATAACAGTTGCTTCTGCATTTTTACCACTTCTAAATGTAAACGTTGGTTGTCTGTCATAATTGATAATATGATCTGACCCATATTTACTCCCATTATCAGTTAAATGTACAGAGTCAATATTTCCTCTAAAGATAGGTTGTATCTTCGCATTAAAATCTTGATTAGATAAAGTAGATACTCCAATACTACCTGTAATAGAAACTGTAATTGCAGGGTAATTAAAGGAATGGACTCCGCTTCCTATAGATTTTAAATCAATATATTGATCACTATCTAAATATTCAGTTTTTGAAGTAGTACCTAATCCTACTGGAGCAAGTTTAAAGGAATCGTCATTTACTTTTTTAACCAAATACTGGAGAGATGTATTAAGACCATCAACTGCTGTTCCAGTAGTTGCATAAGTAAGGGTTTCTCCGGTTTCATAACCATGAGCATCTATATTAACAATATTCCGTGAAGTGCTAATACCAGAAGTAAGTACAGTTCGTTTCTTATTCTGATAACCTTCACCACTATTAGAAACAAGAATATTTGAAATTATATTTTTCTTCTCAGACGATTTGATTAGTTGTTTTCCAACTCCATAGTTACTAATATAAACTGTGTTTATACCAGCAATAGCATCATCTTCCGTTTCATGAAGTCTAATAGTTGTTGCATCAACGACATTAACATGATAAAAAGAATCAGTAGTAAAACCACTTAATGCTGTTTGTTTTTGAGGATCATATACAATTTTTTCATAATCCCTAAATTTATGATAAGTAGAGAATCCAATCAGACTAGTAGTAGCACTTCCAGCTTGAATGAATACATCACCATCCTTTCCTTGATTAGTAGAATCAAATGAAACTTCATGTCCTACAGATCTCATACTGATTTCTGCAGAAGCATCTTTACCATTTCCTCCATCAATAGTAATAAATGGTTTAGTTACATAATCAAATCCAGAATCAATAATCTCTATTCTTTCTAAAGATCCATTTACGGCACAAATTCCTGTAGCACCAGCTCCTATAGAATCTGAAATATCTAAACTTGGAGGATTTATAACATCATATCCTGAACCAGGTGCTCCTACTTCAATATCCTTAATTTTTCCATAAAAAACAGTTTCAGAAGACTTATAATTTAACAGTTCTACACCATTAACAAATATACCAGTCTTTCCAGGTTCAGTCTCATAATCCCCACTCCTATTAAGAGGATCCTCTATTTCTCTTAAAAGATTCTGTCCTCTTATTTCTTTCCTTGCAAATTCATAATCTTGAATAACATTAGAAGTTACTATTCCAGCTAAACTAATAAAATCTCCATTTTGAATATTAGAAGGACTCTTTGCTAAACTTATTTTTGAAGAATTAACTCTTTTAACAAAATAAAGACCTTCTTCTAATTCGGGAAACTTACTAACAGAAGTACTAACACCAGGATTCCCATCTGAATCTGTAAAAGAAGTTGAAACAATATATGGTTGATAATAGATTTTATCTCCAGTGAAAAATCCATGATCTCTTAAAGTAGCATCCTGTGAAATAATATCAATTTCTGTTCCAGAATATTCACCAGTAAGGGTTACTTTTCTAGAGTATGGATTAATAAGTTGATTATTATAAAAAGGAAGAGAAGGAGAAGCAACTAAAACCTTATTATCATAATCTGTATATGTATTTTCAAGATTAGCATTATAACGACCAAGATATGGATAAGAAGAAGATTCTACCTTTAAAACATATCTCTGCACTTCATAAGTATATGAATCATCTAATTCTCCTTGACCTCTAATCGAAAACTTATTATGAGCAGAAACAGATACAATTTCACAATCATTAAATTTTGCAGTATCATCAGTCCTTATAAATTGTGCTTTATCACCTGCTCTAAAATTATGAGTATCATATGTTGTGATCTCATATGTCCAATTAGATTGATTTTGTAACTCAAAAGAGTCTACTTTATAAGTATTGGCTACATTACTGATCCAATTATTTCTTCTAATAGTACTTGAAGAAATTCCTAATGTTTTAACTTTAGCAGTGTCATTCTTTGAGAAAAGATAAGTTTTAGAAGGGATTACTACTTCATCTAAAACAGATCCTATTCTTACTGTAATGGGATTATCGGTTGTTATCCCAGAATATCCATATGCGTTTACATTTAACCTAAGTTCTGCTGCAGTTCCTATACCAGCAGTAACATTAGTAACGTCAAAAAATTGTGTTGATGACTTTGAATAATATGTTAAAATTCCAGCAACTCCGGAATCATAAGTCACTGCCAATTCACCAGATTTAGCAAATCCAACTGTTGAATCAACATCTAGCGTAGTAGCTCCAATAGAAACAGGAGTTATCAATAAAGTTTTTGGATGAACTGAAAACTCACCATAAACAGTTCCCTCTAAAACCAAATCTTTGTTATAATCAGCATCAAAACTAAGTTTATAAAACTCTGTTCCACCAATAGAAATCTTTTCTACATCTGTAATAGATGCATATGCTTCAGAAATGTCATAATCTTCCTCTTCATTCTGGTAGAGAGTATTATTTAAAAGATCAAGAGGGTTTCCAGAAAGTTTTTCAACTACTAAATCCTTAGTCCTTCTCCAACCAGCATCAGATGGTCTAAACAGAAAATCTCTAGGTTTTAAAACTTCTACAGGTTCTCCATATAATGCACCAAACAAAATCTTAAAAGACTTATCCGTTCCTTTTGAAGTATAAAAAGATTTTGATTCTTTAATAAAAAGATTTTGATTTAAGTTAGAATCAAGAGTTCTTTCTGCAAATCCAGGAATAAATTGCTGTTTTAATTTCTTAAGAAACTCTTGTAAGAATATTCCACTCAAATTATGAACAATAGGTCCTATAGGGTAATTAGTTTCATATGTTTTATATTCATGCTCTACCGCAACTGAAGTTGAGAAAACTAATTCTTCTGGATTATTAAGTTTTGAATATGATGTTACTCCACTAAATCCTCTAGTACATCCTTCAAAAGTTGTATCTGTTTTACTTGTATATGTAATTATCTCATCATCAATTTTAATTAATCCATTTCTATCAGGAAAACCTTTTGTTCCACTTAATATCTTTCCATCTTGATCAACAGCACTACTAACGTTAATAGTTGTATCTGTAGGAGATACCGTTTGGGATAAAATACATGATTCTGTAGAATCAAAAATTTCATCAAGTTTGATATACTTATCAATATTTTGAATAAGATCAGCACATCCACTAGGGTATTCTTGAGAAATATAATATTGCTTTAAAAATTCTACTAGAAGAGGATTCTCTTCTGCAATAAAATCCGGTAGTTGATTCTCAACAATAGATTGAATTTTAACTCTAGTTTCTGACATATTCTATCGAACAAATACTCCGTTTGAATAACTTGATGATACTTGGTGAGAAGTTCCTGCCAATTCTACGCCAGATGAAACATCATCGGGCCACATGTTTATAATTACATTACTAGTATCTAGTTGCAAATAAAGATCCTGCAATCCTATAACATCATTAGAATAAGGAACTGCTTCTATTTCAATTAAGGGAGTTCCACGATTAATCACTGTTGAAATTATATTAATAGGGTAGAGTATAATCTCACCTTTTATATAATCAATAGTTCCAACATTTCTTCTACATATTCTTGGTTGAGTAGGTGAATCTAATTTGTATAGATTAATAATACCTGTTTTAAGATCTGCATTTGGAATATCACCCAAATAAACATCTCCGGCAATTCCACTTACAGTAAATCCAGAAGATTTAATATTATAACCACTTTCACTAGAAATATGAAATCTATTTCCATAACATATTTCATAATCAGCAAAACTATTTACTAAAGCTCTTAAATCCCTTCTCATAACTACCGTAGTAATATTAGAAGTAATGGATTCATGACTATCATCAATTATTCCTAAGAATTGACTATACTTAAACCGTGCTCCAAATTTATTTAATTCAGTAGAGTCGGCATATGTATTAATATTTTGAGAAACTAATGTCTTTACTGCATTAGAAGATGGTGCTAAATTAGTGTTATAATAAACATTAGATGTAGTTTCAATATAAAGATATTTCAAATCAACAACTTCAGGAATAATACCTGCCACACTGTACTGTTGAATATCTCTTTTAATATTATCTTTAATTAAATTTGATAGATATCGGTCATTATATGGTTTAATACTAATAAAAACTTTTCCAAATTGAGGTGGATTTAAAGTTTCTCCACCATAAGCAGAAACTGATTCTGTTTCAGGATAAATGGTAGGAATTAACGCTTCATAGTCAGATGCAGTGACTGCTCTATTTCTTGAAGCATAAATTCTAGTTCCATATTTTTTAACAGATTCTATACTTTCAATACTTGCACCAGAATGTGAAGTTTCACTACAAGTAATTATTGAAACTCCAGTGGTTATTGATCTATCCGAATCATCAATTAAGGATCCTGCAAAAGTAAAGTCTGCAAGGTCATTAGCTTCTTTACCATTAGAAACTGTATAAGTTGCTGTAATATATTCTGGATCTTGGAGTTTTTTACCAAAAATACCATCTCCAAAGATTAATTCATACTGTTCACCTTCCACTTCTTGAATAAAAAAGACTGCTGAACTACTATCTAAGTCAAAAAGACTGTTTGAAAGGTAATAATTGCGTGATGCAGTAGAATTTACGTTAGGTTTAACAGATACATTGATTAAAGAGGTGTCAATACCATTATTTGCTAAAATAAATCTCTGATTTGGTGTATTAGAGCTAACTGTAAAGTTTTGAGTGACTCTAGTTCCTTCATAAATGGTGATATCATTAAATTCTGCAATATTATCACTTACTGGAACTGTAATATCTTCAGGAATTGCAAAAGAATAACTTTGATTTCCAAATACACTAGTATTACATACAACACCTGCTTGTAATATTAAACTAGAGGGAGCATTTGCAAAAGTACTAGTATCAACAAAGAAAGATATCTTTGCTCTTGCTGATTTTCTTGAATTAGGAACATAACCAATATTTCTTGCAAGCGAAACAACATTTTCTCTTAATGTTGCACTATCAATAAATGCCTCATTCGTTACCATGTTGGCATTGTATGAGGTTATGTAAGTATTATAAGCAAGAACATCTATAATCGTTGAAAGATTGGATCCTTCAAAATCATAGTCAGTAAAATTGGAATTCGACTTAAGATAATCTTTAATCGACGTTTTTACTTGATCAAAATCTAAATCTGCGTAATTTACTAATGCCATTATCGTGTTGGTTGTAATGCAAATGATAATTGTTGAGGTAATACATCAATTCCTATGATCAAATAACGTATATTAACGTTAAATTCACCATTATTATAGTCTGGAACTACATCAACGTCGGTTAATTCCACTCTAGGCTCAAAATTTTCAATAGTTATCTTAATTTCATCCGTAATTGTGGATGCTGTAAGCTTATCAACGTTCTCAAAAAGGAGTCCGGTGACTTGAGAACCTAAAAGTGGGTTAAAAAACCGTTCTCCAGGCTTAGTAGTGATCAAATTCCTGATAGAACGGGAAATTGCAGTCTCATTTTTAATTGCAATAAGGTCCTCATTCAAGGGATTTACCTTAAATGAGGCACTAACATCTTTAAATGACCTACTTAACCTCTCTACAGGCATAAGAATACAAAAATACTATATTTATTGAGTTATTTATTACCTTTCTTTAACTAAAATTCTGCAAGAGGTACAGAATCCATATCATAATCTAGTCCATCATCCTCAAAATCGTCATTTTTACGTTCATAAAGGTCATTTTTGACCATTGAATCGCTTTTTTTAGGTGTTAATTCATCATTTGCAATTTCTCTCAACATTTTTTGGTGCTGATCGTTGCCTAAATTGTCTAAAAAATCGTTCATTTTACTATTTTAGGATTTTTTTCTATTTACACACAAAAAAAGGACGGGTTTTTCCGTCCTTAATGTTATTTTCCTTGTCCTCGATTTCTTTTTGCTGCTTTATTACGAGAGGAAGAGGAATATTTGGTATGTTTACCATTTCCTTGACGAGTTTTTTTCGGTTTTGCTTCTACCCAGGAGGTAGTATTCCATGTAACAGATTTTGCCATAATAATTTAATGAGGATTATAAAGATTAAGAAGGTATACGGCACTAATAATGCCTAAAACACTAATTAAACCGAGCCACGTAGCAATTGTCATGATAATCATAATAAGTTAAGTAATTTAAGTTTTTCTTTAACGGATTCTGCAGTTGCATGAACCCGATATTGTACTTTATCTCTTCGAGCTAACTCGTCGAGATTCTCTGATATTTCATACCAGAGTTGATCATCTGTTTTCATAGAGAAGTGTTGTTTGCTTCCGAAAACTCCCATTTTAAATAATACGAGTTTTTTCGTGACCTACACGAATCCGAGGATCGCACCAGATTTCAAACCCTGCTTCTTTAGCATCAAGACAGAATGAAACGTCTTCTCCACACATATCCTGAACATTTCCTGACTCAAAGACTTGCATTTTAGGAGCAAACCAAGGATATTCAAGACTCTCAAACACGCCTTTCTTAATGAGTACCCAACCGAATCCAGTATAATCTACTGTGAAAGGTTTCTGACGCTTTGAAATGCTATCAACAGTCTCATGATTCATAACTCCACCGTTCTTACGGAAGTCATCTTCCTCTAACCAGTGTGCTACTGAGGTTGTAGATCCATCTTCGGTGGCATACCACCCACCAGCAACACCTTTCTCTTCACCCTCCGCAGGGACTGCAAGATCGCAGAGTTGCCAAAACTTATTAGTATCAAAAACAATATCAGAGTCAATCCAAAGTTGATAATCATATTCTAATTTACCATCCCAGGGAACTTGCTTGGGACCGCGTAATACATTTGCACCTAAACATTTACAACGTGCAAAATTAACCATTGAGGAATAGTCCTGCGATATTTGGATGGACATTCCATTTTGAACCATATCAAAGCATAGCTGCACGAAGTTCTTCAGAAAAATGAAAGAACATCCACGTCCAGGAAGACAGAATACAATTGTCTTTCCTTTCATTCTTGCCTTAATAGCATCAATATCCCATTCAGGTTTTTTTACCTTGGGAGTATTTGCTTTGACAGTAAATCCTTTTGCCATAGTACCTTTATACCTTCAATTCAATTATAGAGTATTAATATGTATATGTCAACGATTTGCTATTAAATTAATACCAACAGAAATACGAGGAGTATCTAAAGTATGTTCTTCTACACGATGAGGAACATCCGATGGAAATACTAATAAATCTCCAGCACCACAATTCATACTCTTATTTGGTGTATCATCCCAATTAGATAATATCCTTGAATATAATGTAATTCTACTTGTAAGTAAAGGATCTTGAAAATATAATAATCCTTCATTATCAGTTATATACCATATTGCTGCTAAATCTGCATCACCATGAGTATGAGGTAAATTATAATCTCCTTTCTTATTAATATTCAACCACCAACCATCTATACTAAAATAATCAAAAGGTTCAAATTGTGATAGAATACCTCTTAAATACAGTGCATATGGAAACTTATCAATTCCTTGCTGTTTACTTTGATATCCTCCTCTATTAGATATAACTACAGATTCAGGATTTTCTTTTTGATATTTTAATGCCCAGTCATAGGTTCCCTTGGGTAATGGGTTACTAAACCTCCACAAAGGAGTTGCAAATAGTATAGGTTGTTTCATTAATAAGAATCTTCTCCAGGAGGATCATTCCAATTTCTTGTTTGATATCCTCCTACACCTCCTGGAAGTTCTTCATATGATAAATCTTCTATATTATAATCTGTTTTCATTAAACCAACCATTGCTTGAACCTGAGACCATCTAATCTCAAATTCTTCTTTTGTTAAACTATTATATAAACATCTATCTTTTGCATAAATGTGATAAATCGTCTGATCAAACACAAATTTACCTCCTACACGTCTATTAGTATATATTAAATAAGTCTCATATTCATGGATATTGATATCCTAGGAGTGTCTTGTTCATGAGCTGTTACGTAATGAACAAGATCAGCAGGGAAAACTAATATATCTCCTGCATTACATGTATAGTTAATTGAATCCATTAATCCAGTTACTCGATGTAATTTATTTCTTACATGTTGTAATGGATGATCAAATCTAATAGTACCATAATTTGGTGTTAGATACCATACTAAAGCAAGATGAGAATCTGGATGCGTGTGATGCCAGTTATAACTTCCTTTCTCACTAATGTTTATCCACCAATTTTGAAGTTCAAATTCTGGTATACCTCCTAGATTCTTTCGCACATATTCAAGGGACCGATAAGGAATTTCTTTAAAGTCTTTATTAAAGGGACTTTGATATCCTCCTACATTAGATACTCCGGCATTAGGAACTTCCTCCTTTACCTTCATTACCCAATTAATAGTATCCTCTGTTATTACTAAATTCTTATCATTTCTAGTTTCTGCATCATAAAAATATATGGGAGTTGGAAAATAAAATTCTGTTCTCAATTTACTTACATATGATAATTCAATGGGCTGATGTGGTGCCATTTTAAAAAAGTAATAAAGGGGGTTTTTTACCTGGAAAATTTTTTGCGATTTTTATATATACATCTCGATCTGTCACCTCTGTAGGTTAGGGTCTCTATCTTTTTTAAGCCGGGCAACGCGGCGCGGACCGATAACAACAACGCCGCCCTAACTGTCCGAATACGATAATACAAATACTGTCATATTCGTATTCGTTAAATGTTATAAACTGTATAGCTCTTAAATGTATATAACCATCCTAACATAAAAAGGGCAAAGTGTCAATAACTCTGCCCTAATATGCTATTCAATTGTTAATACTTAGAGTACTGAAGATCTTGCCTCTAAAATATCATCGAGAACGGCAAGGATTTCGTTGCCATTGTTTGCACTATCAAGCAGAAATTCAGCGAAGTTTCTTGATACAAACTGTTCTGTGCTGTTTGACATTTTACGAATAAACGCTTAGTTACACTTATGCGTCACTTTATACGTCCCCCTTTACTGATAACGAGGGACTGGTAGATTACGCATGAATTGTTATTACCAACTGACAGGATTACTCAGGTCTTCAGTAACAACATCTACATGCTCATTTCCTTCTAATTGTAGTAACTTAGACCAGTTAATCTGTTGAGGATTAAAGTCATCTTCTACTGTAATATCTAACGTTATTCTATACCTTTGCTGTGTACGGTTGTAGTAAGAAACTGTCATCAGATTAGGGGGATGAAGGTAACTAATAGTATAATAACATATCAGAGAATTGTTGTCAACTAGTGTCAGTTATTTATGTGTCTACGATAATACAAACGAACTAAAACTATCGGTTTAAGTTTATACTGAACTGGTTTGGTATTATATCACAAAATGTTACCGAGGGTATTGTAATTTTCGCTCGCTCGTGTTATACTACGCTCGCTAAGATCACTACTCTATGTGACATTAATTGAACATAAAGTATCATGCGTCTGAGCACATTTAAGA